AGGCCAAAATCCTTGTAGCCTTCCTCAATCATGCGATAGTATCCATTATTTGGCAAATGCGTTCGGGTTTGGTCAACCATCTCGTAAATAATCCAAGCGCCGTTTAACTTGCGGCGATTGTAAAAATGAGGGTAGCCTTCTAGTTGATCAAGCGCACGTAAACAATCGGGCGTAATATCCCACAGTACAACAGGTAAAACGCTTTCTGTATCTTCCACAAAGTCAGCAACGCCGCGAAATACTAGCCTATGATCAGGCAGGTAAAACGCGCCCATAGGTTTTGCTTTAGGACAGCGAGCCGCCATTGCATCGCGGTTGGTATTCATTCCATATGCCATATAAAACATTATTCGTCCTCCTTGGTCAGAACGCTTTCAACATCTGCAACAAATTTAGCAATTAAAGAAACGCTTTCTTCGTGGTATCTGCGTCCCATGCTAATTAACATTTCAGCATCATCTTCTGTTAATCCATGCTCATCAGCAAAAGCCGAAATGCTAATAAAGTTATTCACCCAATCAAGAAACAAAAGCCTAAGACAGTTTTTTGCACCTAGTTCCATTATGCTGCTCCTAGTGCTTCTGCAATTTCATCAATTGATTTGGTTGTAGTTAATTTGGGCGCTTTTCTTGTTACTGTAAAATCATAAACAGGTTTTGCGTCTACAAATACCATGCCATCTTCTGTATGACCGCCAATAAATTGACCATCCCAGTTGAGCTTTTCAGCAAGACACTTCGCGGCTACAATATAATTGTCTTCAGAATTTAACGCGTGGTCATAACGCATGATAATACTTGTGTAATTGCCAGAATGTGTGGCCTTAATTCTTGAACCTTGATTTTGGTTTGCTCCAAGATATTTTGTTTTAATCGTCTGCATTTTATTTCTCCGTTTGCTAGAATTGTCCCATGTATACCTATACTGATTAGTACAGTCAAGCAAAAAGATAAGAAAAGTTATGTATTGATTTTAAACGATATTCTACGTCAACTTATTTCACGTCAAAAGTTGATGTAGTTGACGTTGATGTGGAATTGTATTTGTTTTCAATGGTTTAGGTTGTTTACGTCAACTACGTCAACTTTGCGTTTTGACGTAGAAAATCGTTTAATATCAATAGGTTATTTTACGTCAACTACGTCAACCCCCTTATAGGGGGGTATATACAGTCCCCCCCTTGATGTAATTAATAATCTTAGAAAAATTGTTCAAGTATGGGAAGTATTGGTTTATTATGGGCTTGTTATCTTTTGTTGTTCGGGTTATGTTTTAGAGGTGATGTAAGCTAAAAGGTTTCTAAATGCCAAAGGTTGGAGAACAGATTGAAAAAGGCGGACGTAGGTTGCAGCCGCAACAACAAAAGTTTTTAGATAATTATATACATAAAGATATGACTCAGACAGGAGCCGCCAGATCAGCAGGATATAAATCCCCAAACGTTAGAGCCGTCCAGCTTCTCAATAACCCAGTCGTAAAAGAACGCATGGAAGAAATGAGACAGGAACTCGAAAGCAAGTATGGGGTCTCAGTGACCAAATCTGTTCGGGATATGCAAAGGCTTAGAGATGAAGCGTGGGAAGCAGGAAACTTCGGGGCGGCTATTAAAGCCGAAGAACTCCGCCTCAAGGTAACAGGTCTTATGGTAGCCCGTAGCCACGTAACACACGAAAACGTTGATGCCCTAACCCGTGATCAAATCGTTCAACAGCTACAGGAATTTATGACTCGTGCTAAAGATCGAATGATTGATGTAACACCTGAAGAAAATCCCATAGAACCCGAACAAATCGACATAACTTACGATAGCGAAAGCCTTGTCGAATAAGCTCTGCGCTATGCGCGGGCGGGCTTACGGGGTCTTAGACTCCCAGAAACACATCTCCCAGCAGCTTTACAAACTTATTCGGGTTCGGGTTAGCAAACATGTTCGGGTTGCACTCAGCAGCCTTTAAAATCCTTCTATCAAAAATGAAAGATTCGGGCTGCCATCACTTTGTCTGGACCGTAACCCGACAAATTGTTCGGGTTGCACCAGTTGTAACAGCAGCACCTGCCAAGCTGCCGGGGTCGGGATTTAGATTCGCAACCGGGGAAAACAAACCGAAGAATTGTTCGGGTTACCTATAGCAGTGTTATTGCAGCCAGTAGTTTTTTCCGGCAGCGCAGCGCGGGATGACAAATCGCACAATTGTTCGGGTTATTCGGGGTGCAGCTGAGTCAGCAGCAACAAGATGACTCGCTGCCCTCAGCAGCAGAAAGTTAGAATCAGAAAACGCAGCCGCAGCAAGCAGCACAACTCGCACAATTGTTCGGGTTACACCCAGACCCTCAGCAGCGCAGCGGCAGCACGCAGCAAATCCTGAAAATTTTTGGCAGCGCAGCACGCAGCGCGTGAGCAGCAACAACCCAAACAATTGTTCGGGTTAGCCCGGCAGGACCGCAGCCGAATCTTTTTTTATTTTTCTTGTTGACATATATATAAGTGTGGGATAATGTGGGATTATTCTAGCAAACAGGAGAAAACAAAATGAAATATTGGGAAGTAGAACATAACGGAGAACACCTTCGGATTGAATGGAACGGAACAAGCAATTTTAACCTTCAGACACCTATTGGAGGGCAGTGGGTCGATTACCATTGCTTTACTTGTTACGGGATCGACAGCGAACAGGAAGCACTCGAACACGCAATGGAAGTATTAGAACAGGATAAGGCGGCATGAAATATTCAGTAATTACAAGCCCGCAAAGTTTACATAGTCGCAATAGATATACTGTTAAATGCTTTAACAGCTCAAACGCTATGAACGTTTTTTTAAATAAACAATATGATAATAAATGGAGTGTAACAGAATATCCTTTTAAAAAGTCTGGCACTTACTTCTCACAATATAGCGCAAAAGACGGCCAACAGTATCACGATATAAAAGAATTAATCTGTTAAAATCTAACCTGACCCTTCGGGGTCGGGCTTTCGGGTTCGGGGTTCGGGGTTCGGGGTTCGGGGTTCGGGGTTATATATACTATATAAATATACATATATATACATACACATATACATACACACATATGCGCGTTCCTTATAATTAAAAAATCAAACTGATTTTGTTTATTTTACCTATAGCGGTGTTATTAAAACCCGTGGTTTTTTAATAACACGAACAACTGTGAAGCTTATTCCCACATAATCCCACTTTTTCCCTTGTATACATGATAAAAAAAGACTAGATTAATTTTAGTGAGGGCGTTTTGCCTTCACATTCTAGCAAAAAAGGTAACAAAAACAATGACTTACAATTTTTCAGGCGGCGTAGAACTAGAGGTAATACTAGAAAGAAACACATCAATTCCAGATGTTCAGTCAGAATTCAATCGACGAAATATAAAAGGCTGGCACTTAAAAGTCGATGGAAGCGTGCGCAATGGTATGGAAGCGGCTTCAATGCCTTTTGCAGATTGTCAAACAGCACGCGATAGCATTGCAGATGTATGCGATGCACTAAATCATATGGGATGCACTATAGACGTAAAGTGCGGTTTACATGTTCACATAGGTAACGCGCCATTGAACGACAATGTTTCACCAGATCAATATACAAGAGACAGTATAGAAAAAATGTCGCGCACTGGTAGAGTTCATTTAGATCACGCCGAACCTTTTGACGATGCTGTAATAAGAGATATCGCGATACGCTACACGCAATCAGCATCGCTTCCTAATGGCATCAACGCGATGCTGTCACCATCACGCCGCAACAATAAATGGGCAAGGCTTACACCAGTTGCAAGGCTTCAAGAATGTACCACGATTAAAGAAATGGAAATTGCTAGCCAAATTGGCAGAACAACATATTGCAGAAAGTATTCTGCAATAAACTTTAAAGCGTGGTCAGAAAGAGGAACAATAGAATTCAGACAGCATCAAGGTTCAATAGAAGTAGAAAAGATTTGGAACTGGTTTTTATTCATAACAGATTTATATAAGCAAACGTTAAATAATCGCTTTAGTTCTGGAACACAAACAACTGTTACAGATACACCAGCAATAGCGCCATTTCGTGCTGGTGGACGCATTATAGATCAATACAATTTAATGAGACAGGTTGGCGGCGCTACCACCAGAGATATCATGTTGATCACTGGATGTTCAGAAACCAGCGCTAGGCGCGGCGCTACTGAAATACGAGACCGATTAGAACGTAACGGCTTCCCGCGATCCGCTGTCATTCAGCATGACCAGATAAGCAATGGCCACCAATATGGTGATGGTACTGACTTAAATGGTTATGAAATCGCGTTGCAAGTTACAGTGCAAGCAACTGGCGCGGCGTTGATACCAGATAACCAAATTGGCAACGCGTCGATATGGGCTGGCGTATCAGACGATCAATACGCATGGTGGCAGAATAGAATAGCTGAGCATGCTTTACGCGGCTAGCGCGTCCCACAATGTACCAACGGAGCCCACCTAGTGTGGGCTTCTTGCGTTTCCAAGGTACCCTAGCTAACACGAACAAATGTGGCTAAATCGGGCTTATTTGCCCTATGACCCCCTTTTTTTAGTATCGGTCTATCAGGCTGAGACTTACACAGTGTTTCGCTCAAACAGTTACCTCAAAAAATTTTTTTCAAAAAAACCCATTGACGCCTCCCTTATCTTCCCATACGCTATCACATGAAATGGAAAAGGAGAATATTATGAAGTGGGAAATTGATACTAAGACTAAACACCTAAGCCTTAATG